ACATGATAATTGGCAAGAATAGTGTGTGATAGCCTTTTTCGTATGCAGGGTCAAGATTAGCAGAATGTTTAAGCCAGATTGATTGACGGAAGCTACCAAAGCCATATACATGGTTCATAGCAGTACATACAATCTTACCACCACTTGCTTTTGTAGTAGAAACTGCTTGAGAGCCTTGAGGAGCACCATAAACTTGATTGAGGAATTGGTTAAGTTTGTTTTGTGGCAAATTTTGTTCAAAGTTAAAGCGATTGATTGCATCTTCAAGTGCAGCTTGTTGATAAGCCTCTTGTGTTTGACCAACTTGACCTAATTGAGCAATATCACCATAATCAGCCATAGCCAATTGTGGAGCGCCTGCAACAGCAGCTTCTTGACGTGCGCGTTCTGCAGCATAGTTTTGATATGATAGTTCGCCTGCTTTATTAGCCAATGTGTTAGCCAATGTAGTAGCTGCACGATTTTGAATATCAGCACTTACATTAGAGCCATAACGACCTGCTTGTGAAGCACCTGATTGAGCAGCTTTAATAGCATCAAAGTAGTTTTGTGTTGCACCTTGAGCTGCACCAGCCATTGCTTGATTAAAGAATGGATTATTAGCTAAGTATTGACCACTGATAACTGCTTGTTGCTGTTGTTGAGCAGCAGGAAGTAATGGATTACCAGCAGTTGCACGAGCTTGTTGCGCTTGTAGTGCTTGCTGAGTGGCAGCAGAAGGACTTACGTATGTTTGACCTGGGAAGTATTGAGGATTTGCTGATTGATATAGCTTTTGAGCTTCAGTTAAGCCGTAACTTACATAAGGCTTTAACATTGGGTCAATAGATTGCGTGGTAGTTTGTGTTTGTTTACCACCACCGCCACCTTTACCACCACCATAAAACATGAAGCTATCTGCTAAGTTAAATAGCCAATTGTGTAAACTAATCATTTTCCATTCCTTCTACGCTAAGTTCGTAAAACATAAATTTAGATTTAAAACCGTCATTCTTAAATACTCTTTTCCAACCAGTTCTACCAAAAGACTCAATTGTTTTGCATCCATAATCCTTTGCAAATCGTCTTAATAAAATAAGCATGTCATCTTTCCACTTAGGAAGCTCAATACCGCCTGTAAAGTGCATTACAAGAGCTTTCATTTGTGGATATTGGATAATTTCTGTGATTACAGCACCATAAACTTTGTCATCATAAGCAACCCATAGCTGTTGCATTGGATTTTCTGATAAGCAACGCTTAATATCTTCTACTGTATATCTGCCATGCGTGTATTTGGCAGCTCCTACCATGTATTCATGGATTAGATGCCATACATTGTCATAATCTTCTGGTAAAACTACAGTAATAATCATCCTACAACGATATAGCGATATATCATGCCTGCTGTTGAATTAGCAGGATGAGAAATAGTCGCTTGACCTTTCTGCTGTGCGCTTACATAAGGCAATGTAAATAAATTACTTGTATAACCATCACCTGACAAATATTGCATTGTTACGATTACAGATGGAGTTGCTGGTCTTGTTGGTGTTGTTCTAGCTGGAATTTGTTGAATAGTTACACTTGTATTTGGTGTTGACCATACAAGTTCTACATAATCATTTTTTTGCAAATCTACAAAAAAGTTAAGTGCAGCAATTACACGACCGCTAGAACCACCATGACTTGATGTAATATCAAAATCACTACAACTATTAGCTATATCTGTACCATTCTTTCTAAACCATATTGATACTGTATGCAATTGACTATCTATATTATCAAACTGAATACTAAACTGAATATTATAAAGACCAGCATAACCAGCAGTTAATTTTGAGCCACTAGCAATACTTGTACCTAAAGTATAATCAGTAGTATTTAATGTAATTACAGTAGCTGTATTAGCACTAGCAGTTTGGTCTGTACTGTCTTGAAAAGCACCATAAGGATAAAATGCAGTAGCACTAATATCATCAATTGGTGAAAATAAAATAACAGAGTTATAACCAATACGTTCATCATATAATGTGGTAGTTGATGCACCACCAGTAGCCAATGTTAATACGCCTGTATTATTAGATTTACCATTAACTAAATTATTGACAACCTCTGAAATCTCACGTGGTGTGCCGCCAGTAGGATTAAGATTACGATACTGTTGATTAATGACTGTCATCGTGTGCCTTGTTGAGAAATATCAATATCAATCCCAATAGCATTTGACCATTGGTCACCAGTTGGAACTATAGATAAACGATGATATTTACCACTACTTCTTAATGATACTCTGTTCTCTGTATTTGCTGGTGTATATGAACCATAAGTAGGAACTTGGCTTAGTAGTGTTCTTGATGCAATTGCAACGCTAGCAGAGCCATTATCTACAACTGGTCTAGCCAATGTTACAACTGATGTATATTCACTACCAATATCGCCAGTATCAATCTGTGCAGTAGCATTTGCACCAGTAAATGTTACAATTTTAGTATCACGTACACCAGAGAAGAAGAAGCCACCACCTGACCATAAACGGTCATCAAGTGATGTTGTCAATGAGTCTATTGTTCCGTATGTATCTAATGCTTCCAATGTAATACCAGCAGTAGCAACACGACATAATTGGTCTACGTCTGTAGAAGCATAAGACCATTTCTGTACTTGCCAGTTATAGATAATCAATTGACGATTACCAAAGTTATCTAAGAAGTTCCATACTACAATCTTACGAATAGGGTCAACTGTAGCTGAAATAGTATCTAGCTTTGATGGGTTAGCATTAGCATAGAACCAACGGTCAACTTTCTCGTTACCAATAGCTGTAATAGTTGTACCATCGCATGAGTAGAAACCTTCGTCACCCAAAAAATACGTTACATTTCCGTATTTAGTAACAGAGTTACCTTCTACACATCCCAAACTACGAGAAATTGTATCAAACTGGAAGAAATATGGTGAGCCAATGTATGACATACGTACAACAGCTCTATCTAACAATACTAGACCAAATTCACCACCTGTAATTCCACGAATATTGCCACCATCAGGAATAATTTGACTATCAGCTTGTGATGCAGCACCAGGAGTCCAGTTTGTTTCATTATTTATGTCAGACCATTGCACTTTATTGGCGTTTGCGCCACCATCTAAGTTAGCAGCAACAACGAAATCACGAACAATAGTGACATACTCTGCTACTGGAGCTGATGCTGATAAGTCATCAAATGTTGTACTTGAACCTAATGTATAAGCTTGTAACTTACTTTCATTATTAGCAACAATTACAGTATCACCAAATTGAACAAAGTTAGCTTTAACAACACCTGTATATCCACCAGTTTTAGACACGTCATCTAAATTAAGTGTTGCGCTATTATATTTAAATAGTTTTGTTGAGCCAGCAGCAAATACTGTTGTTGTAGTGCTAAATTTAGCAGCGAAAGCATTATTTAAATCTTCACTAGCTGCATTAGAGTAATTTACAGGAGTAGGAAAAGGAATATAGCCTACAGCAGCAGGAACTACATTTTTAGCAACAGATAAATTCTCGACAACACCTGGTTGGTCTGGAGTCCATTCTGTAAATGTAATACGTTGAGTAGCCATTATTATCCTTAGCGTAATTCAGTCCATATAGCACCACTACCCAATCCACTAATGCTATAAGTAGCGCCACTAGGAACAATGGCAGATAAAAATGGATAAATATATTGAGCAGTTCCCAATAAATATAAGAATCTAGCAACTACCACACCACTCACAGTTAATGAAGGTCCACCACCACTGCCAGTACCAAAACTACCAACGCTAATATTTACCATAATTGGTTTTCCAGTAGAATTAGTATAAGTTGTACCAGCAACACGACTTGCAGTTACATCAGTCCATGTTTGACCAATACCAAGACCACCAGCAGGAGCTGTACTTGCCCATGTTGTACCATCTGATGTCAATACATTGCCTAATGTGCCTGGAGCAACTGTTTGCAATGCTGATGTTCCATTTCCAAGTAATACTGCATTAGCAGTTAAACTTGATGAGCCTGTACCACCATCTGCTACTGCTAAATCTGTAATTCCTGTAACTGAACCACCACTAATTGTTACGTTATTTGCATTTTGTGTAGCAATCGTTCCTAACCCTAAGTTAGTACGAGCATCTGCAGCAGTAGAAGCGCCAGTACCACCATCTGTAATAGCCAAGTCAGTAGTAAGTGTAGTTGTTCCTATTACTATTAAGTTACCACCTACTGTAAAGTTATCGCCATCTGTGCCAGATTCCATATCTTTAATCTGAGCCATCATTTCACGGATAGCATTATTAATACCTGACGGAGCGCAACCTTCTGCAATATCAATGCCACCAATATCAGTATTATTCGCTGGTGTTGATGACCATTCTGAAACTTTATTCTTTGCCATGTTAAATCCTTAGTATGCTGTTACGTTTAATGCTGCGTTAGGATATTTGCTACCCAAGTCACTTTGTTGAATATCTGCAACTGCTCGTTGATATAAAGCAGCCCATGTCTCAATACGACCATCATTCATTAAATATGGCTCTGCTTCGCCTAATGTTGCATACAGCAAAGCATCAGGATAGTTAGTAATAAATACGTTTGTTGCGTTACTGCCAGAAATGAATGTAGGTTTAGCGTAATACAAGATATTCGCTGTATCTGATGAGTTAGGTGTTGGTGCAAATTTAAACTCACCATCAATAATTGTGTAAAATAGTGGAACGCCTGATGTTTTAGTTAAGAATGTTCTGTAGAACTGGTCAGGTGTTTTATAATTTACTGGTGTAGTTGGATTAGAGTCAAAGTAAATATCACGTAACTCTAATAAATCGCTAGGGATTGTTGCCTCACCATTTGTAACTGTTAAAGATGCAGTAGTCAACATTGCAGAAGTTCTTAGATTGCGACTCATGCGCTCTTGTGCGAATTGAATAAATGTAGGGATAATACTTGTCAAGTCACTACGAGCTAAGTAGTTCTCTACTGTTGTTACCAAATCGCTATAAGTAGCTAATGCCATGTTTAATCCTTATATTTAACTAATGTCATAATTCCATTATCAATAACGACACTTTTTACAACATCAAATCTTGCTAGCAGTTTATTTTCCCACCATGCCCAAGGCTCTTGTATCAAGTGTGCATTTCTTCCATCAGGAAGCACTTTAAATGCTGGTCCAGTATGAATCGTAAAAAACCCATACTTCATTACTAATTTTTTTAAATCGTCTAGTACATCATCAAGACAGTCAGGCTCAATATGCTCTAGTACGTCAATGCAACAAACTAATTCGCATGGCTCAGGTTTATCTGACCATAATGGATTGCTAGGTTCGTATGGAGTATATTTAACTTCTTGCTTTAAACTATCTCTTAAACGGCATTTCCCAGCGCCATAATCCAATAACTCTTTAATTTGATGCTCAGCTATTACCAAGTCAACAATAGGAGCAAATATCGTGCTAGAAAT